AGCTAGAAGTCCTATTGATTGAGCCTATGCCCTGTGCGTACATAGAGCCGTCGCAGCACTCTCTACTGTATGTGTTTGTATGCCAGCATAGACAAGCTCTCTTGCTGTTTGTAGGTGTAAAAGCTCTTCTTGTGTCTGTGTGTTTTTTCATTTGTCTAGTTCTTTAAGTTTGCTAATAGCCCAGTTAATACCAGCAGATCCACCCCAAGCGTCCCACATTAAACCACCACAGCCCTCGCTATATGGTACGTCTTTATTTTGTTGGTGTCTTTTAAAGCTAGCCATTCTAGCGATTGTGTCTCTAGTTATACCTTGTTTCTTTGCGAGCTGGTTTGCTCTGCGTTTTCCTACGTCTGTACCACAAGACCCCCAGCCGTTTTTATCTGCCCACTCTAGAGCTCTCTTTGCGTTATTGCTGGCTGCCTCTGGGTAGTCAGTGTAACTTTCTAGACCTACTTTTTTTTTTAACTCGTCGGCTACAATAGAATACTTGACCTCTAGTAGTTTTAGCCCAGCTTCTATTTCGCTAGACAAGTCTTCTTCAATAGGCTCTAGTGGTCGCTCTGCTTTTTCTGCGAAAAAACCCTCTATACTGAACCCCTTAATCCTACCCTCTTTCACAAAGTCTTGCCATATTTTGTCGTTTGTTACTTTTATAGCTCCGACCCAAGTGCCCAGTGGTAAGTCCATACCGTAGCTGTTTGACTTGTCGTTTTCTTTGTCGTCTATGATCCAAGACTCGACTAGTGTAAGACCGTCGATGTCTTTTATGTGCTCATAGGTAGCGTTACTTTGGTAGCCTCTCATTAAGTAAAGTTGGCTCGCCTTACGTACTGTCTCTTTACTAAAGTGTATGTAGTACTCTTCGTCGCCGTCCTTTCGGTATATCATTTTATTAGGCACTAGTAACGCACCTACAAGTAATTTTTTCTCGTCGTCTACAGACTTAAACTTGTACTCCTTTTTGTTGTTAAGAGCTACAAAGTTTTCTTCGATTGCTGGGTACTCTACAACACTAATTGCGTCGATACCGCTATACTCGTCTGTCTCGTCAATTATTAGTTCTACTATCTTCATATTTATATAACGTAGGTTTTATATTTTTTGCTTATCCTAGACTCGCACCTTCTATAGTTTTTCTGTCTAGTTCTTGTGCAGTGCTTACGTCTCCAGACACTACATAGGCTCTTGGTGGTTTTTTATTACTGTCTGCGATAGCCTCTGCTATTTGATTTGTACCAGAAGCACCGACTATATTAAAGGCTGGAGCTGCGACTGCTGGAGTAGCTGCACTGACACCACCACCTTTTACACCCTCTGGTTTTTTTACAGCTTTAATCTGTTTAACCGTAGCCATACCATTAGCTAATATACCAGCAGCACTAGCTACTTTAGCTATAGTGCCAAACGGCTCTGGTAATGTAGTTTTGTTTGCAAAGACTTCTGTTACACCTTGAAGCGTATTTATTGTAGCTTGTGCAATAGCAGCAGCTTTGCCAGCCTTGCTATTCTCGCCTAGTATTTGTGTAAGTGCACCAAACGTGTCGCCTACTATTTGCATCTTCTGTTGCTGTATGGCTTTGTCTCTAGCTATGTCTTCGGCTGCAGCCTCATCTTTAATCTTCTGTGCTTTCTCGTCATAAAACTTATTGACTTCTGCCTCTGCCATACGTTTTTGTGCTGGTAGAGCTTTACTGTTTTCTATTTCTTGTAAAAACCTTTCACGCTCTCTCTCTAGTAGTATCTGCTGGGCTGCCTCACTGTCGCCTAAGTTTTTCTCAAAGAAACTTGATCGTATTTCGCCTACCTTACGAGTGCCTTCACGTCTTAGGTCTATTTCTTTTTGTAAGCGTTTTTGTAAAGCGTCTAGCTCTTTTTGGTATGCTTCTTCTTGGTCTTTAAGTCTCTGGTCTGCTGCTGCCTTGTCTTCTTTGTTTACTTGTAACTGGTAGCCAGCTCGCATATTTTTTAACTTAGTAAGCTGTTTCTCTGTTTCTGCAATACCCTCGTTGCCCTCTTTTTCTATTTTCTCTGGGTCTATAATTAAGTCGCCTAAGAAGTCTGCAAAGCCCTCTCGCAAGTTTGACTCCATACCAAACAGACTTGCCACTTGGTCTATACCCTCTAGTAAGGCTTGTATAGGTAGAGTAACCATTAAGATTAAACCGTCTAGTATAGCTCTGTTTTTCTGGGCTGTTTCTACTTGTGTTTTTTGTATGTCTTTTTGTGTTGCTAGTTGAGCCTCTAGAGCAGCTATAGTTTCATCTGTCTGCTTCATTTTTAGCTCTAGTATTTCTCGCTCTGTCTTGCCTTGTAGTTTTAAAATGTTTTCGGTTTCACTAGTGCGTTCAAAGTTTTGCTTAGATAATTCGGCTGCACGCTCTTGATCCTTTAGTAGTTTCTTTTGCTCGCCAGTAACTCCAGAGACAGCCTCTTGTATCTTAGACCAGTTTGCAGCAATAGCAGCGACAGCTACTACAATAGCACCAATACCAGACGCTAGCATAGCAGCTTTTAAGCCTTTAAAACTTTTAGTTAAACCACCGACAGCTTTTATACCACCAAGTAGCTGGTCTTTAAAATTTAAGTACGTAGAGGCTGCGTCGCCAGTCACAGCGTCAATAGCCTTTACACCGTCGTAGTTTCTGTCTAGCTCTTCGTTAAATTGTTTTATACCTTTAGTGACTTTCGTAAGCTCCGACTGTGCTTTGCCAGTCTTTACTTCTACTTCAACACCAATTTTCTCTACTGCCATAGCTTATTTGTTTATCCAGCTTACTTCTTTTTTAGCTTGTTTAAGAGTCTCTTTTATAGTCGTAGGTAGTTTGTATTTGCCCTGTGCTATACGTATATTTTCTGTCTCTCCGTTTGCGTTTTTAAGTAAGTCTATAATTACGTTTAACATTATAATTCGTTTAATAGTTCTAGTTCACTTTTTCCAGTCATAAAGTCTGTAGTGATACTGTTTATTTTGTATCTGTGTTTATTTATGTCTACTCTGTCCGCTAGAGTCAAGTTTAAAATTACTCTAAGTGGCAAATAGGCTGACACCTTAAACAGTCTACGCTTTGTATTAAATATGTCTACTATAAAATCTTCGTAGTAGTTTTTAAATAACGTACCCTCAAAGTCTCCGTCTGGGTCGTATTCGTTTAACTCTTCTTCAAAGTGTATATTGTCGTCTGAAACGCTGTCATCAAAAGACACACTATTTGAAGGCATATTAATACTGCCAGATATGTCTGTGTGGCTTGTGTAGCTACCGTCGCTACCTACTGCATCTACATAGCTAATCTCTTGATTTGTTGTACCGTCTTGTATTTGATTAAATATAGGGTAGAATAGTAATGGCTTTCCTTTGTATGCGTTTCTACCTTCGTCTACGCTCCAACCCCACTGAATAGTAGTTTGTGTTAAGTCAGATGCGTCTGTAAGTCTTTCGTATAAAAAGTGTGCAAAGGGTAGCTGTAAATTATATACTTCGCCGTCTACTATATTACTGTCGTCGTCTGTGCGTGTAAACTGTGCCCTACCCCAGTCTCGGTTGTTTAGCTCTGAAAACTCTCTAGCTAAAAAAGAGTCGGTGTCTTCATATCCTAGATTAACTTGTCTATAAGGTAACGCCAGGTTTGTGTTTGACTGGTTTATGTCTACAAACTCAGTAATGTCATAGGCTGTGCTTACTGACTTTTTGTTTGCATAGAAGTTGTCTAGCGTGTCTATGTATACCGTACCATTTTCTATAAAGGCTACTAGGTTAAACATTTTAAACAAGCCCATTAGAAAGTCGTATACTTTCATTTCTGGTATTTGCTTGGTTATTGTAAAACCTATGTCGCTAGGCGGTTGGTAAGTACCAGTGTTAAAGTACTCAGTAGTAGCTACACCAGTCGAGTCTACAGCCCACTCAATATCTGAAAAAGACGGCGATGTACTATAGTTAAGTGTAACGACATAATCTACGTTTGTACCAAAGCTAGGTACAGTACTAGTAAGATCAATAGTCTTTGTAGCTGTTATGCCACTCTCATAGTATACTTGTGTACCGTTTCTAGTAACTGATATATTGTAAGAAGCTGTGTCTCCTATTGACTTTGTTAATGTCAAGTCTAGGTTTGTAACACTACTTGCATTAAATATTCTAAGTGTGCTAGAGTTAAGCATTTGTGTATTTGCTCTAGTCAGTGGTGTCCAGCCATCAACAGAGTACGAATAGCTAGTAGTAGATATTTCGCTTTCTACGTTTCCGCTTTTTCTGTGTAACCACATATACAAGTTAAAGTAGTTTGCATTTGTAGAAGTAAAAAAGTCATTCGAAAAAGTTAAGCCGTACTTGTCTTCTATAGCGTCTACAATTTTAGATATTCGTAAAGCGTATTTAAGTTCTTTATAAGAAACGCCGTGTATGTGTTGCCCACCCCCACCGTGCCAGTGTAAGTTTCCAGTGCTAGGTAAGTCTTCTGTAGCGTTGTAATAAAGTCTTGTAGTGTGTGTAATTAAAGGCACTAGAATATGATTGCTTACTTCGTATACGTCTCCAACTGTTTGGAAAATGTCGTCATCTAATACAAGATGACTAGAGCTAACTTTAAAAATAACTTTACTGCTTTGATTTGTAGTAAGGTTATAAACTAAAGTACCAGAGACAACGTCTGAAAAACCAGATCCGAAAAGTCTGTCTGTTTGTACAGTTGATATTGTACCAGTGTGGTATATTGAAGCGTCCCTTTGTAAACCATCTTCTATATCGTCTTTAGAGTAAACCTGGTCAAATATGTTTAAGTTTAAAACCTCTAGCTTGTCTTCTCCTAGTAGGTCTTTTAGGTCTACGGCTTCTCCAAAGAATGTTACTCTGTATATGTGAGCTTTATTGTTTTTTAAGTCTACGCCCTCTAGTTTTATTTTGCCCTTTTTAAAGTCTCTGTGGTTTAGTTTTAGTGTCGCACTCTTTTTTGTTCTAGCGTCAAAACCACCGTCTATTTCAAAATTGTAGTAGTGCTTAAATATTTTGTTATTGACCTTACTAGCTGGCAGAGTAAAGGTCTTGCTAAACTCAGTAAATATTTTACCTATGTCTTTAATGTTCTTAATAGTCTGCGTTATGCTTACAGACTCGTCTTTAAACATTTCAACTCGTTGACCCTCTATGTAAAGCTCTAGTGTTTGCACTATCTAATATTGTTTATTTTGTCAAAGGCATAATCAAACTCTACAGTGTATTGTATTAACTGGTCGTTTAGACTTGTCTTAAATTGTAGGCTTGATGTCTTAGGTATTACTGGCACTGTCTGGCTGTTTTCTAATATCCAGCACTGCTCTGTTTGTAGTAACTGCTCTATAACACTGTTAAGGTCTTCTTTTATAAAGTCGGTGTTTAGTACAAAACTTTCTGTTGCCATACTGTTGTATGTTTGCCTGGCGTGCTTTGCTACTGTGTAAGATCCTGTCGAGCTTAGCATATTAGCTTTATAGTTTTCTTTAGTTACAGCCATTGAGTCTATACGTTTCATAGTAAACCACATATCCTGGAAAGCACCAAACTTGTTTACGAATGTTACTTTGTATGCTGTGAATTTAGGTATACAGAAACGGTTAATAGTGAATACGTCGCTGCCTATTGTTTTGGTTTGCTGTGTCGCTGTGACTGCGTTGTATGTAAAGCCGTCTGTAGAGAATGTAGGTATTTTTCCAGCTGTGTTATCTGGCAAGTAAACTTGTAAATTGCTTTGGGCTTTTGGTGTGCCAGTGACTATAACATTAGACCCCTCTTCGTAATAGCTATAGCCGTCTACTCCATAAAAACTTGTTACTACTGCTGAGCCTACTGTTGATCCGCCACCGTCTACTTCGTCGTAGTAAGTGACTGTAAAGTCCACGTCTATTGAGTAGCTAGAGTAAGTACCAGAAAAAGCTATGTCGATGTAGTCTCTGCATAACTCGCTTATTTCAAAGTAGCCTTCGTTGCTAGCGTCTAGATTAGTTGTAAGTGTGTACCTATCTGTACCGTCTATGTTTAATACGCCCACTGCACTAAGAGCTGTAGCTCTACTTAGTGATATTGTTATAGGGCTGCGTAAGTATCTTTTATCCGCCATATTTAATGTTTATGTTTGGTACGCTTTTAAGATCGTGTTCAATTATGTCTGTACCGTCTTTAGCAAAAGCATTACCTAAATTTCTAAAAGTAGGTTTTTTGTAGGCTGTCTGTGCGTCTCTAAAAAAGTAACTGGCTGATATACCAGTATACCATATTGACCTAGATATTAAAAACACTAAAGACTTTCTAGGTATAAATCTACCTTTGTCGTCTCTGACTTTAAACGTGCCTCTTTGTAGTACCCATTCGTTTATGCCTTTGCGTAGACCTTTTTTGCCACGTCCACTACCAAACTGGTAAGGACTATTAGGTGCTTTGTTAAATCTAGACTTTGAGCCTTTAGGCATTTTCTGTGGGTCGTTACCCTGTACTCCTAAGTCTACAAACTTTCCGTAGTCTTCTCCATAGAAAACTATTCTAGGCTGGTCTGTCTTTTGCTGGGTTACTTTATAGTGTAGACTATTAGATAGCTGACCAGTATTGTCTTTGTCTTTAAGCGTTAAGTTTCTTTTGGCTTTCTCTACTACTTTATGTCCGTAGCTTTCTAGCTCTTTAATTATATTCTTTAGCATTTGTAAATATCGTTATGTACGCTTACTGTAAATGTAAAAGCCCAGCCAGCTAACTGTCCCTCAAAGCGGTCAAAGAATATGTCGCACGTTACGTCTCCGTCCATTTGAAAGCCGTCTTGATGCAAAGTACCATTCATAAACTTTTGTGTCAGTCTATTGCCTACTGCTAGCATTGTATTAAGTATCTGGTGTTCACTTTCGTTTTTAGCAAAAGGGTCTTTTGATTCGTTTTTATATATGTCCACACTGTCCATACAAAGCACTGTTAAATTCATATCTACAGTCTGATCTGTAAGTGTAGCTCCATTGATTAATACGTGGGCTAGAGGAAAAATAGTTTGCTTAGATAGGTCTACTTCGCTAAGGTCTCCGTATGTTACGGTGTTTATGTCTACGTCATTTAGTAGCGTGTCTTTGACTGTGTCTAGTACCAGGTAAAATGCTCTTGCTCCTATATTGCTCATTTTGTTAATTTATTTTTGTAGTGTAATGCCTCTACTTCGTCTTTTTCTTTTTCGTACATTAGAAATGTTAAACAGTAGTGTAGGTTTTGTTTTGTCACTGCGTCTAGGTTTAATACGTTTCCTTTTGCTAGTCTGTGTATCGATGTGTACCACCCCCACTTTTTATTGAAGTTGGTATTTGCGTCGAAGCCTCCGTCTGTAGACTCGGCACTTGCCCAGAGTCCAGAGTAAGATTCAGTAAGTCGCTCTCTAAATTGTAAAAAAAAACAATGGCAGAAACGGCTACACTAGCTGGCATATCTAGCATCGCATCGTACCAGCTGTCTCCTTTGTAGTCTTCTATTTCGTATTTGTCTTTGTACTTTCTTACTATAGGTCTATATAAGACTGCCATAGCTTTGTGCATATTGTCCCAGTCTGTAATGTTATTCTCTATGTCTACAAACTCTCCAAACGTAAGGTCGTTTAAGTCTGTGACCATACCAAACTCTGTTTTACCTAGTTTGAATTTATTTATTAGGCTAGGCTTCTCTTCTAGTGCTTTGTTTATTTTACTTACAATAGTGTTTATGTCTCCAATCTTAAACTTAATCGACTCGCTATAGGGTACACCACAAAATATTTCTAGCATCTTTAAGGCTGCGTAGTCTTCTGTGTAGTCGTCTGCATTTTCAAAAGTCTTTATAAACTTCTGGTAATGTTTTAAAGGTATATCGTGTAAAGACGTTGGGACTAGTAAGTCTAGCTTCATAATGTACGTTTTATATATAACGTAAGTTTCTAGAATTTAACTCATAAAAAAACCGCCCTATTTCTAGAGCGGTAAGAACCAATTATCAATGAAAAAATTTACTCTACTTCAATTTCTCGAAATAGTCTTTTAGAGTACCGTTGTCAAACATATAGTCTTTGCTAAACAGAAAGTCAAAGTACTCTTTTTTGTCGACCCACTTGTCAGAGTCTGGTTTTTTATATAGTCTCATTTTTATTTTAAATAATTAAGGCGTGAATTTACTTTTAACGTCTTTGCTGGCACGCCTTTTACCTTAGACGACTATATTTCGTTTAGCTACGGTTTTCGGTCTTACATTGTTGCGTTACAGTGGTGTCTTGTTTCGTACACTTGTCCGACTTATATCTTTGCCTACTTGCGACAATACAAATATAGTAAAAATGTTAATAACTACCAAATTGTTTTAACGTATAGCGTATTTACCGAAGTTGGGTCTGCTTAGTTTTGTGAATATACTGTACCTTACAGCGTCGGCACTGTGGTCGTTTTGTGATACTGGTTTATTAAGTAGTACACCGTTTTTGTCTTCTACCCATTTATAGTTTCTAAACTCTTTAAGTGTGTTTGTGCTGTCGCTTGTTATGTGTAATTTATGTCTCTTTAATATGTCGATACCAGCAAGTATACTGTCTTTGCCTTTTAAACTAGGTTTGATATTCCATTGACCTTGTCTACGTATATAGTCGATACTCTTGGGCTCTGCGGAGTCGGCAAATATCTCGTCTCTACGGTCAAAGCCTATGTCTAGGAGTTTATTGTGTATGTCTTCATTTGTCATAGCATACTCGTAAAACAGCTCTTTTATATAAAGGTTGTCGCCAGACTTGTAAGTCATAACTAAAACCGACGGATCGTTAACATAGCCAAAATCTAAGCCAGCTGCGACTAGCTTTGCGTCTAGTGGTATTTCTGTTACCTCAGTGAATGTAAATATAGTTGCTCTGTTTCTACCTACTTGCCCTAGACCATATACTCTCCAGTAGTCTGGGTCAGTCTCTTGTAAGCGTTCTATTTCTGCTATAAGCTCTGGCTCTAAAAAAGGGTTATTCTTATAAGTAGTTATGTGAAAGTCTGCGTCTTCTCTAGTCTTTACTTTAGTGTAGATCCAGCTGTATTCGTCACTAGGGTTGTAGTCTAATATTAAGCTAGGTTTTGTGTCGCTAGCTGTACGAAATAAAATCTGTGTATACTGTTCGTAGCTAAACTCGTTGCACTCATTTAAAAACGCCAGGTCTCGCTTTCTACCTTTTAATCTAGATGGCTGGTCTACTGATATAAACTCAAATAGGTTACCGTTTAGCTTGTATTCGCTATTACTTTTATTGTGGTCTGCCTCTACGTATAAATCGTATTTGTTTAGAATGTCGAAGAAGTCACGCATAACCGTAGCTCTAAGAGCTGGGTAGGTTACTCTAAATATTGAGATTGTCTTGCCAGTATTGTTTTCGGCGTAGTCAAATATTAACCAGAGAAGTATGTTATAAGTTTTACCAGAGCGTGTACCGCCTTGCTCTATAACTATTTTCTTGTCTGTTTTTTCTAAGTGAGACCAGACTACGTTTGTATCTATGTGCACTACTCAATAACTTTGACTGTAAACTTTTTAGTTTCTGGCATAGCGATCTCTTGCTTGTCATAGTAGCCTCTGTGTTTCGCTTTGCTCTTTAAGAAAAAAATTATAGCAGTAATGTTATCTTTTTTTATCTGGTCATATAGTTTGTTTTCTACAAAATCAATAGCTGTCTCTTGAATGTCGTTTACAGCTTGTGCGTAGACTGGATCTTCTTTGAGCCATTTGTAGTGTGCAGACCTTGAAACATTAGCACTTAGGCAGCTATTAGATACAATACCTAAGTTGTACTCTAAGGTCTCTAGCATCTTTTGTTTCTGTTCTGAATTATCGTGTGGCATATCTATATAACGTAAAAAATTGTTTTTTGCTATGCTATAATCTCTTGCATAATAGTTCTAAACTGTCTTAACTGTTTTTTAGTCTTTAGTTTATGTACTAGCTCAAAAGCGTTTTGATACTGTGCGTTGCTTAACTCTGTGCCTATTATAGTGGCGAAGTGTCGTCTGTATTCTGGCTTACGTTTGCAAACGTCTTGCCATAGCTTAGAGCTGTGTATTATAGTAGCGTGATGTCTGTATAGACCTTGCTTCTTGTAGTGCTCTACTATTTTGTAAAGAGTCGATTTGCATTTTTCTCTCATTATATAGTCAAACAAACAGCGTGCGTCTACTACCTCTTGTTTCTTGCACTTCTGGTATATGTTAATACCAGTCAGATTAATTACTAGATCTCCTATTCTCTTGTGGGTTGTCATTGTATAGTTTTTCGATTAGTATATAAAGTTTCGCTACGGTACGCTCCAGGCGTTCTATTCGTTGTAGCATAGTGTATTTTTTAGGCTTCATCTATTTGTTTTTTGCTTATAGAGTTTCTGTCTCTTTTTATGGTCTTTAAAATTACTAATAATAGCCAAATGAAATTCTTTGTTATCTATTTCGTTTTCCCATTTAGGAAAGTCTAGGTTTGGCTGGTTATTAGAATTTGATGGGTAATACAAAAACTGATACATATTAGCTTTATTATTCCACCTATATTCTACAAAACAATTAACGCTTTCTAAGTATTCAATTTTCATTGTGTATTTTCTTTTACTCTTTCGTCAAATTTCTTGCAAGTCTCGCACTGCTTGTCACATTTAGCGTAGCAAAACGAGTTGTCTAAACAAGTCCAGTTATCTGTCTTTTTGTCCGTCTTCATATCCTTTTAAATATCCAATAAACAAACAAAAAGCAGAAACCACTAAACTAGTCAATAAACCGCCTAAGTCCATATTATTTACTTAAATCTGCTATCATATAGCCTAGCATAAAAAAACAAAAGTACACAAAGGCTGCTAATAAATCTGTCATATCGTACCAGTTATAGTATAATCATTTAGGTCAAAGTCTTCTACAAAAAATGTCTTGTATAGTTTTATAGCTCGCTCTACTTCTTTTTTGCCATACTCGTAAAAGTCTTTGCTTACATTCCAGACACCTACGTCTAGCGTGTTTTTAGATATACATAGAAACGTAAAGTCTTTGTAGTCACAGCCAAAGATTTGACAGTACAGATATACTTGTAAATAATAACGAAAACGGTATGCACTCTTATCAAAGTTCTGTACGTCTACAGTGGTTTTTAAATCTACTATGCCACCTTTGTTTTTAAGTATGTCTGCCTTGCCTCTAAACGGCATACCGAATATGTCTTCGTGTATACCAGGCACTTCTGTCTTTGAGTCACTTAATAGACTGATAGCTTGTGGGTTTTTTAGTAGTGCGTCTACAAGTCGCTCGGTTTCGTCTTTTTCTGTTTGCGTAAATACTTGTCCATACTCTTCTACTGCTAGTTTATACGCCTTAGTGTTTTTACTCTTGACTGGTATAAACTTTAGCTTGTCGTATTTTTCAGGCTCTAGGACGGCGGTATGTAGAAGCCACCCAGATCTAAGGGCTTGCGTTTGCTCGTTACCGTACTTATTGATGTAGTAGTAGGACTTTGGACTATCTAGTAATAATTTAAGACTAGAGCTGCTTAGTGCTAATTTGTTAAGCTCGCCGTAGTAAAAGTCGTCGTTTACCATTTTGTCTAGGAGCTTGTCTTTGTCCCAGTGGTTACCGTCTAATAATTTAACTGTCTCCATATACTTTATAAATTCTGTGTTTCTTTGAAAATTTAGTTAAGTCTTCGGCTTTCTTAATAGCCTTCTCTTCGTTGTCTGCTTCTATGTCTATGTACTTAATATCGTACATATCATATCTCCAGGTGTACTCCCAGTACTCTATTTCATATTTAGGCATTTTCTATTTTATTTAGTTTCTCTTCTGCTCTTCTCGCACGCTCTACAGCTCTCAGCTTTGCGGATCTAAACTTGCTTAACTGCTCGTCGTAGACCCTTTGCCGTTGCTGCATCTGTGTTACGTAAACGCTTATATCAGTAAAGGCGTTGAATAGTCGTCGCATATCCTTAGTAGGCTTCTGCTTATACCAGCTCTTTAATATCTCGCTAGCTTCTTGAAAATCAGTGTAGTACTTGTACTCTTCTATGTCTAGTACGTTATTGTCATTTTCATTCATAACCCAAATATATTAAAATATTGTTAAAAAAAAGGGCTGTATGTTAAAAACCTTCTGGGTATATATACGAAACACTGGCTTTACTTTCTGGTAATAAATATACTTCTGTCTCTTTTTTATTGTTTTGCCAGTAAGTCGTAGCTGGCATTTTAAGTGTGCTTTGCTCTAGGTTTTCAATACTGTCTAGCCAGAATAGATAATTACCTTTAGGGTCAAAGACATAGTACAACTTAACTGTGTCTTCTAGCTCCATTAGCTTGTCGTATTTGTATTTTTCTATAACCTTAGTGTCATAGTATTTAGTTCTAAACTTTAGCTCTACTACGCACTTGTTACCTTTAGGTGTGTAGCCTATCGCATCGTAAGGCAGCATACTATCGCCAGTATGTACTAGACTCCAGCCGTCTATGTTTAGAAATGCTATAACGGCTTCTTCGTATTTATGCGTTTTCTCTAGCTTCATAAACTTTATTTATGTCGTCTATAAACTTTTGTATCTTCTTTTTATTACAGCTACACGGTATAAAAAATGTATGCTTATAGTACTCAGCGTGCATTTGTGCTATACGCTTTAGCTCGTCGTATGTTATTCTGGTAGATGTGTTTGATCTAAACTTTTTCCAGAAATCAAAATCTATATCGGTCATTTTCTTTTTATTGTAAGTTCGTTTAGTTTGTCTCGTCTGCGTTCACAACCGCAGCTTTCGTAGCCTAGAAAATCTATGACTATCTTCTCTACTAGCCATTTAATACCAGTAGCTTTAAATATCCTCTCTAAGAGTGTGCCTAGTCTCATATTCTTTTTTTATTTGTTTCTTGATTATTTTAATTGTGTTACGTAAAGACCAGTAAGTAATTTTACTGTCTCTGCTTAGCTTTGCAATTTTCTTGCCTTCTACAAAGACCTCTTCAAATATGCGTCGTAAATAATATATCTGCATTTTATCTTTTGTAAAGTCTTTAATAAAAGTCTCGGCTTGTAGTAGCTCTAAAAATTCTGGGTGCTCAAACCACTCAGTTATAGTTTTATGTTTATCGTATATATTCGGATCTTCTATATATTCTTCATCTTCTTTAGACTGTAGACCCTCAACTCCTACGTAGTGTATTTTTTTCTCTTCTCTTTTTAAATCGTACACTAAGTTGCGGAGTGTAATAAATATAAAATAGTAGTTTATCTCGCCGTTGTCATATAGAATACTCTTGCCCTCGTCTCTAGTGTGTTTTAAAACTCTGATATACATTTCTGAGACTATGTCTTTAGCTGTTTCGCTATTAACGTCAAAGGTCTTAGTAATGTCTATCCACGTTTGATGTTTGTTGTAAATTTGGTTTATAGTGTCCATTGTTGGACATTAAGCTACAAATTTTTAAAACGGTGCGTTAATGTTTTTTATAATCTTTATGACGCTTTCATTGTTAATAGAGTAGCCTACATTGTTAATTAATGCTCGCATCATTATAGGCAAGTCTAGGCTTGTTGGTCTACCGCCAGACTCTATTGACTTCTGTTTAACGCAGTGGAGCTGGGTATACATAAACTCTGTAGGGTGCTGAGTAAGTCTATGTACTACTAAGAATTGATCACAGCGGTTATTCCACTTTGAGCCAGACTCCATATGGCTAGCACTAGGTACAACTGGGTAACCAGCGTACTGGTGTCCGTCTCTATATTTTTGTCTAGCTGCTTCTGTGTTTGCGTGTCCGCATAGCCATATACTTACGTCCCACTGTTGGCAGAATATCCTAAAGCGTGTCGCTGCCTCGTAGTCGTATTCGTGTGCACCCATATCTTTAAGCTTGCTAGATCTTACAAGAGAATTGTAAGGGTCTATAAGAAAACCGTCGTATTTGAAGATAAGTCTAGTTTTTTCTGCAGCGTCTAGCAACTCTTCGTATGTGTACGTTTTAGAGTTATCCATTATTAAAAAGTGCTTCTTAATAAAATCTAGAGCGTTATTAAAGTCTTTAGGTATAATCTTCTGTAGTGGGTCTTCTAGCAGATACTCCATTAGTTTTTTTAAAAGCTCGTATGGCTCGTTTTCGCTGGAGTATATTAAAAACTTCTGTCCGTGTCTTACTGCGTAGCATAACATTAAAAACAAAACTAGCGACGTTTTACCTACGTTGGCGTGTCCTAATATAATAGTTAAGCCTTTTTTAAGTCTGATGTATTCGTCTATTTCTGGTATGTCTAGTTTTAATGCTTCTTTGTGTTTGCCTTGCTGTATGTCTATTAGGGTCTTTACTTGGTCGTTAAAATTTATATACATATGTTAAGTCGTAAAAAAAGGGCTAGAATATACTAGCCCTCGAAAGTAATAAAAATTATTCTAGAATGGCAAGTCGTCTTGTCTGTCTGGTAGCTGTTGGCTAGCAGTGACAGGCTCTTGTACTTCTTTGTTTATTTTAGTGTGCCTTGCATAATACTTGCTAGGGTCTTTAGAAGACTTTAAAATATCAAAGGAGAAAAAACCATTGTTAGTCTCTATTTCTTGTTTGTGTGCTTTTAGAAAGTCTACAAACTCTGCTGCTTTTATATGCAGTTTAGTTACGACCCAGTCAAATCTAGGCTCTTCTTTAGCTACTACGCTATTAACGTATTTGTGTTCGTATTTATTCATTTGTTATCCAGTTAAACATTAATTGTGCAGTTTCTAAAATCTCGTCTGGCGTTACGCTGCTTTGTGCGTGAAACTCTGCAGCTGCTTTAATGCAAGTCTGTCTCACAATTAGCGTGTCTTTGTTGCCAGTAAAGCTAGTTGGTTTTTGATCCATTAATAGCTTAGCGTTTTTATACTCTTCGTTGCTGACCTCGTAAGAGATCTCGTCTCCGATATTTCGCTTAAATTTTCCTTTAGCGAAAAAAGTATATTGCAGTCCGTCCGCAAAAGTAACTTTATACTTCTGTAGACCATTCCATTGACCATCTGGGTCAATATGGGTAATTTTACCAGTTTTCATATATAAGGGTTTTAAATAAAAAGGTTTTGCTCTAATACTCTATTATTGACTTCTAGCTGAGCTTCTAGAAATTCTACTTTTTGTTTGAGCCGAAATATCTCGTGCTCTAGAGCCTCTATACGTGCAGTTTTTAAATCCATAATTAGTATTTTGACGTAAAGCTAATAAAAAAAATGTTAATAAAAAAAGGGTCTAGTAAAAACTAAACCCCTTTCTCGAATAAAAATGACTAACTATGTATAAAATAGAGACAGCAAATATAACTAAAGTTTATCTATTAGACCCTTATAGTATTCTATTTTTTCTAATAGTTCTAGATCAGTGTGTTTTACTATTTCTCGACTCTGCTGTAATAGCTCAGCAGCTTTGTCGTAGCCATATTCTTTGTTTAGATTCTGTGAGAAGATATAAGCCTGTCCATAACGCCCTACATTACAGCCGTAGCACTGGGGTCTGCAGTTGTCTTCTGACCATCTCAAAGCTCTAGACGCTCTAGAAATAAAGTGACCATTCTGTATGCCTTCGCCCTTCCAGTATGCCTTTTTATTACAAGTATAGCACTTTACATAGCCTAGTTTGTCTGCATACTTTCTACGTATGTATTCACTAAACACTGTGTCTAGTTTCTTGACTATGTTTTTTCTGGTTAGCTTTCTAGGCATTTAGCATTGATTAATAAGCAGCTCCTTACCTAAGTGCTCGTCTATACTTTTTATAGCTCTATAAATAAAGCGACTGTCTCTTCTAGTGTTTTCTCTGTCTGTTTTAGTCGAGTCGCTGCCTAAATTTGTATACATAGTAGCGTCTATTTCTAAAAGAGTATCTATTTTGCGTTTGTCACTCCAGGTTTTGTAACCTACAATCTTTAAAACTCTGTCTTGTAATTCCATACTGTAAAAATAAAACTAAAAAAATTAAACTAAAATTTGGTTATTAAAAATAAATAATGCTTTTTACTATAGACTAGTCTATTATACTACTAGTCTATTATTATTCTAGTATATAAATACTACTCTATATATACTAGTCTATTATATTCTAGTCTATACATACTAGTCTATTTGCCTTGACCTCTATATTTTTTCTGGTAATTTTTGCTAGTCTTTAATTTACTAGTCTTTGACTTGGCGTGTACGCCAGGTCTTTTAACTCGCTTACGCTCAATGTGTATAAACCCTTTAGCCTTTGCCATTACTAATAGCTTTGTATTTTTCTACGCCTCTAGATCCAAAGTACGCTAGCATAGCTGTAATCGTAGAAGACTTTAGTAATTCTATCCACTCTGCACCTACAGTAAACTCGATGTTTGCACTGTCTAGTATCGCTATTAGAGTAGTCATAAAAATTAAGTATAATAATACTAAAGGACGTACATTACGAGCTAACCAACTGCTACTACTTAAATCAGCTTGCCATCTAGCAGTAACGCTCTCTAGCTCCAGTTTGTCCATTTCGAGCATTTTAAGGGCTTTTTCCTTGTCTAGTGGACTCAATGTATTCTCCTTACTAATTAAGTTCTTTAAAACGCCTAGAAACCCCTTGTCTGGTAATACTTCTGACATTCCACTAAACAACCCTTTCTCGCCTATGAGAAAAGAGCCGACTTTAGTGTCAATAAACTTTTTCTTTTTAGACATTCCAGCGTAATTGAAATTGTAGTAAGAATAAATACAAATTAGCCTCGTGGTAGTTATAGTTAGGCTTTGGTCTGTAGTAACTAGCTCCTATTAAAAAACTAGTAGGTATTAGTGAAATAATGCTAAAATCGTACATACTAAAATCTATTACTTATATTATCGTATTCT